TCTAGGGTGATCGCCTAAGCGTAAGCCAAACTGAAACTGGTTCCAAGTGTCGTCATATTGCCAAGCTGCTAACTCATCGCACCAGCCGAAATGAAACTGTGGGCCACGAAGAGAGTCAGGTGTATCAGCCGAAAAGGTCTGAATGATACTGCCGTTTTTGAGCGTGATAATGCCGTTGGCTTTGTTCCAGTCTTTAAGGGCATCGTACTCACGCAGAATACCTAAGATGCCAGATACGCCTTCAACGCAGACATTTCGCACATCTGAAAAGGTTCTGGCGATAATGGCGCAACGAACATTCTCGTTACGAATCGCTTGGGCTGCTAGCCACTCCGCTCCCAGTCGAGTCTTGCCAAATCCTCTGCCCGCCATCACTAACCAGTTCGACCAGTTCCCCTGTGGTGGTTTCTGGTTCGCTCTCGCTAGCCCCGCTTGTGGATGATTCCACTTCAAGTACCGTGTTGCGATTAATGCGGAGTTCAAGCTCGTTGGTGATTCTAGTGATTGCTTCATCTATCGTTTCACCACTTCCCACGACTGCGGTTCTTGATGTCGCGTTGCCTTCAAGCAGTTCGACCTTATCAATCAGGATGCCAAGGGCAACGACTGATTCTCTAGCGGATAAATCCTCAAAATTGACTTCTAGGTGACCTAAGACTTTATCTCTTAGGCTTGTGAGACGATTCTTAAATGCCTCTCTGGTTGCTGGTATAAGTTCAGCAGTTGCGATGGCGTGATCGCTTTTAAGTGTAAGGTTATCTGACAACCACGAATAGATCGTTGGTCTAGGAATCCCAGTTTGCTCAGATGTAAGGCTAATGTTGCCGCCATTGGCTTCAAGCGCAATTAAGGTATCAGCGCGTTGTTGTTCCGTGTAAGCCATGTCTGTCATCTTACAGTATTTGTAAGTAAGAGGCGTTCATCCAAAAGGTCGTCTATCGCTTCTTGGATAGTTTGGCGTTTGCGCCAGTCCATGCGGTTTCCGTACTGGTCAATTTTGAGGCGGTCATTGAGATAGCCAATAGCTTCGTCAAGTTCGGCAATTGTGATGTCCGATTCTATGACCACAAGTAGGCTCGCTTTCGTTGAGCCTTCGCTAGTGTAGAGAATTCCACTCTAAATACATAATAGCACATCATTGCAAATCAAACAAATCGCTTCATGTGCTTGAGCGCTCTGCGCTTGTCGTAAGCCTTCTGTAAGGTATCAAGGTCGTAAAGGTCGTTGTCAGCTTCAATGCGATCTTCCTTAATCCAGCGCATAACAGTTCGGTTGGTGACCGAGTAGAGCATTGAGGCTTGGACTATTGAAATCTTAGGCATCAGAATAAAGTCTTTTCTTGGTTCTCTTTAACCCAGTTGATTCGTGCCTCGGCGATCTTGATGTATTCCTCAGACTGCTCAATGCCGATAAAATCAAAGCCGTCAAGGATTGCCGCCTTACCTGTTGAGCCACTTCCCATGAACGGGTCTAAGACTGTGCCGTTGGGTGGTGTGACGAGCTTGCAAAGATAACGCATGAGGTCGGTTGGCTTGACTGTTGGGTGATGGTTGGCCTTGACCGGATTGACGAAAGTACGGTCAGGACAATCGCAACCATCAAGAACCGAAGCGCTGCAAGTGGCGCACTTACGAGCTAAGCCGTTGCCCTTGGCTCCAACTTCTTTGCCGACAACGCCATCCAACCCCTCATTCCTGTCGCGCTTGCTTGCCTTGGCGCAGTAGAAAAATCGAGCTGCGGAACCTGAGTCGCCCATTGCTCGAAACCCGCCCTCGGTTTCTTGACCACTAGCGAATGCCGTATTTACTGATTGCCCACGCTTTGCGGGATACGCGCCGCCTTTTGAGTCAGGAAACAACTCAACAACCTCATCGCTGCCATCGTGAATGATGTTGGCTGGCCAGCGACCTGATGGCTTGTAATCGCCAAGATCAACGGTGTGCTTTGCGCCTTCAGAAATGTACTTGCCGCCGTCGGCTGAAATGTTGGTGGTGACTGGCTTATCCCACGCTTTCTCAAATCCATCATCGCTAGGAACGCGTGCGGCTTCAATGTTCAGCCCACCAGTTCCGTATGTGAGGACATTGTTAGCGACAGTACCGATCAAAGGCTTGCGGGCTAAGACCATTGGTTCGTGGGCGGGTTTAAGAGCAGTACCCCAACCTTGCCATTGCTTTGCAGATTCAGTTGATGGTGCGGTGATTGCAACCATTTCTTGACCGCCAGCATCGCCATCTTTCCAATTACTTCCACCCAATGCTCGACCCGTAACCTTTTCACCAACAACTTCACGCTCTGCACCTGCCGCCTTATCAATCGCCTTGCTGACATCGAGTGACTTAGGAAACCCTGAGCCGTAAATCCACATGATCTGGTCGCGGATTTCAAAGCCAGCATCCTCAATCGCAACTGCCATTCGGTGATAAGTGCGAGAACCGGAAAATGCAATCAAGTGACCGCCGGGCTTGAGTACGCGCAAGGCTTCTGTCCAGACTTCAACATTAAACGCGATTCCAGATGAATCCCAACTCTTACCCATAAAGCCCAGCTCGTAAGGTGGGTCTGTGACGATGGAATCCACCGAGTTGTCGGGCATTTCCTTCATCGCTGCTATACAGTCATTATTGATGAGTTTCAAGCACTTTTCCTAACAATCTCCAACGGGTTGAATCCCAAACTGTATCGCAGACCCGGCACTTAACTTCTAACGAGCGCTCCAACTGCTGAGGATTGATCTTAAGGCTCGCACCGCAAGGCTTTCCATCATCCCCAACAGTCGGACACTTACCCAACACTATATCCTCTGACTTATGGCCTAAGACCATTTTGATTCTGTTGGTCGTGATAATAATTGTCCGAACGAGCTTATCTGCCTCTGGGTATTCAGATCGAATCCACTCAGAGCGCTTAGAGATGTATTGCGTAGTCAAGATGATTCGGGCAAGTTCATCCATACGGCGCTCGCCAGTCCAAGTAATTTTCATCTCTTGGCGAATCTCGCGCATCTTTTGTTCATGCTCCATAAGTGGCACAGAAATCCCCCCAGATCGTAGGTGTAGCGTTTCTAAGCGTACTGGTATTGGCGAGGATTCCCCGCTACCTGATACGCGCTCGCCTTGAGTGCCTTTGCTTGGCAGCAACTCTGCTTCAAGCTCTTTGTATCGTGTTGGAAACTTAACAACTTCAGACATGGCAAATTGCCAGCAACTATCACAAACTGAATACTCAGATGCTCGCCGACAATTTACACACTTCACTTTTGACGAGCTGCCTTTACCGCCTCAACATCCTCGCGGTTGTAAAAGACCTTCTTACCTTCACGCTTTACCCATACAAGAATCTTGCGATACTGCAACTGGTAGAGGTGATTGGCTTTAATGCCAAGGTGTTCTTGAACTTCTTTAGAGGTCATGAGTTCCATGAACTACCCCATGAAGGCTCATCTTGAACTGGCTTTTGGCGAGCACCACGAAGGGCTTGCGCTTTAAGTGGTTCGGTGATCTTTGTTGCCTTGATCTCGTATGAAATCTTGCGTGTGCCATCTTTAGCATCGTATTCGGTGATTACTAGATCGCCAGTTACTTCTAATTTCTGACCCTTAGTAACTGCATCAGCAACAACTTCTGCTTGACGACCTGTTACTGATACGCCGTACCAAATAGTCAGACCATCCTGCCACTCGCCACCTTTGTTAAAGCGTTGAGAATCTGCAAGTGAAAAGTTTGCTACTGCGAAATCGCCGTTCTTGCCCTTAATAAACTTTAGTTCTGGGTCTTTACCAACTGCGCCCGTTACTGTGATTGTTGCCATCCTGCTCTCCCTCTATGTATGTTCCGTCTTGCGCCAACCTTACAGGATTTTTACCAAAGATGCTTACAAGCACATCCTCTGGATTGTCCCATTGACTGACCATCCAACCTTTTTCAGTAGCTTCTTTAGGGCGCAAGTGAATTGAGTGTGTACCGAGGTTATGGCATTTATGGCAGACTGCTACGAGATTAGCAACCTCATCTTTACCGCCTCGGCTTTTTAACTTCCGGTGGTGTAGCGCCAAGTCGTGCGATGGAACACCGCAACGCTCACAAAACCCACGCGCTCTCGCCAATACTGTTTCGGCGATTTGTTTATCCAATAATGCCGTAGATTTCTCTTGAACTAAAGATTTTGTAATCCTGACCATCTACCTTGATAGGTACGCCTGAGTGCTGGTGGAATGTCACGCGATCGCCAACTGCGATATCTAGCGCAATGCGAACGCCGTTTTCGTATCTGCCGGGGCCAACTGCAACAACAGTTCCCTCTTGTGGTAGTTCTTTGGCTGAATCAACAAGGATAATTCCTGATGTTGTCTTTTCCTCGATTGGGTCAAGCTCAACAACAACTCTATCTTCTAAAGGTTTAATCATTTCCATTTCTCCTGTTCGTAATACATAAAGGGTGGTGCGGTGTACGGGTCTTTATTGGCTGCGATCTCCAATGCCTTCTTCATGCTCGCTCCTGCTTTAAGCGCTCCGATAGCCAGCGAACTTCCTGAGCCAATACCATATATACCATCAATATCAAGGCAAATGGCAAAGTCATCACTAATGTCAAATATCTGCCCACCAAGCGCAATAAGAAATGCAAAACCGCTTTCGTCATCTTTAGCCTCATCCCACTTGTAATCATTGTCTTTGAAAGCGCGCTTCATTGACGGCACAACTTTACTTGCAAAGAAGTGGTACAAGTCTTTTTTATCTTTATCTGTCGGGTTAGGTGGCGACCATAAGTGCTGAATGATGTCGCAAGCTGAACTCAAGCCAGCCCCGGCGATTATGTATTGACCGCGCTCTACGACTTTCACCATCTGCGGGTGAACATACTTGCGGTTAGATGTGACCAATGAATCCGCGCCGATAACGGCTTTGGTCGGAAATTCTTTGCCTACTATCGTGGTCACTTGCGAATCTTAACAGAAGGGAGCGCTCCCCTCAGAGCGCTCAACCTTCTCCATCGCCGAGTGAACGGCCTCGGCAATCTCAGGAATCATGCTCGACTCGTAGTCGGTGATGATCTCTGTACCCATAGACTAATAATAGCCATGCTTCAAGTGAAACTTGAGTGCGTTGCAGCTATTCCCATAACGGGAATTTATGTAGCGCAATCCGTACTGCACCTGAACTACTGGGTTTGAAGTCTTTATGAAGTTGTAGGTTTTCCAAGTCTGATTAAGGAATTGGAATATGCCGTAAGCCGAGGAGTGCGGGTTTTTAGCCTTAGCGTTCCAATGGCTTTCTAGCTTCACCAAGCGATCTAAGCAACTGAACTCTTTGGGCGTTAGCAGGGTTTGAGCGTAAGCGCGAGGCTGATGCACAAATTCCTGCATAGGCGAGAGTTTAGGCTCAAAGGCTATGGCTGGTGTTGCGAACGCAATCCCTACGGCTAGAGCCGCTACTAGAAGGGAGCGCTTTGAGAGCTTTATTATGCGCCAATCTCTCCCCCTCTTGATACTTCGATGGCGGTTGCCTTACCTTTAGTTGAGGTAGCCATTTTCGGCTCCTTTCTCTTTTGGTTACTTGCTAGTGTACGGCAGGTTGAGCATAGGGTGTCAAACACCCACATCCCGCAACCCTTACAACGGGCAATCTTGCGCTCATTCATTTAGTTCACGCTCAATCGCTTGAATAGTGGCGCAGGGATAAGCAACATGAACTACTGAAGTCGTACAGGCTTTGCATAGCCCGTAATTTGGCTTGTGCAAGTTTATTTTTGCCAGCAATTCATCGTGAGTCATAACTACCATTTCCAAATCTTGCGAGTGTTGGTTGGTTTGTAACCCGGTGGAAGAACTGCGGGAATTGCAGGGTAGTGCTTTGATGCTTCTAACTCAGCCGCATCACCAAGATAAGTGCAAATACACTCATCGCTGTTTCTATCGTGACGAAATCGCAAGCAAATCTCTGCTGCTTCAGCCACATTTAATTTAGACATTATCTGCTCGTTCATTTCATCGCCTCAGCTACTAATTCGGCAAGATCGTCAAGGCTTCCAGCGTTCTTGATAACACGATCAAACTCCCAGTTGTCTAGCGCGTGTTCTGAGATGTGGTCATTTACTGGGTCAATGTCAGGGCGCTCAACACGCCAAATCTCGCCATGATTCCACTTGATGCCGTAATACTCGTTGCCAAATCGAACATCTGTCACGACCACCTTGTCGTGGAAATCCAAACTATCAAGCACTTTCATAGCCCAAACATCCTCGCCAAACTGCTTGCGACCTACCTCTGTGCCAAAGACTTGCAGCAAGCGCCGGACTTCAAAGTTCTTTTTAGCAAAATCCCACCCGTACTCATCTACAAGATCAGCAACGCGGATGCGATCTGACACCAAAGGGTTTAGCTCGTAGAGAGCATCACGAATAGCATCGGCAAAGGCTATGCGCTTGTAGCCATAAAGATCAACGAGAACCTTGGCAACTTCATCCTTGCCAGACCCGGCGCGACCACTCAATCCAATAATCATTCTTTACCCCATTCAATTCCTACCCAAAATAAAACTAAGTCAATGCCAATTCCCCATCGGTCAATTCTTATGCCGAAAGCAGTAGAGCGCTTAAACCAACCTGTGTGAAAACTCATGGCTTTGCCCCCCAACCATTTCCGCGAAAGTGTGCAGGTGTTGGGCGAATGACCTTCTGCATTTGCTTCTGGCAAAGTGGGCAATCTGGTACTGAGTTATCCTCAAAGGTCTGATACATCTCGATTGAGGAACTATCGTCATAACACTTGTATTCGTATGTAGGCATTAGAACAATCCTGTCTGTGTGATTTCAGTTGATAGCCAAACGATGCACTCGTTGTTGTTGGCGTTCAGGCGTGTCTTGCCTGAGTCGTAGATCAAGCCATCTTTGAGTAAAGATAGGCGAGTTGGGCGAAGGGTATCGCCGGACATTTTGAGAGCCTGTTGGAGTTCTTGATCGGTTGCGCCGTACTCCTGTTTGTCAAGAATCAACTGATAAACCTTGGCGCGGTTAGAGCCAAATTTAGGTCTAGCCTTCTCATAAGCTGCTGCCGATGTCGCTCTCACTTCTCACCCAACGCAATCTGAGCGCAGAGGTCTTGCACTTGTAGCGCGACATTCTCAATGCCCAACTTGACCAACTTCTTGCGGTCTTGAGTGACGGGTAGCGCGCAAATCTGCTCATAGATTTCTAGTCGAGTTTGAGCGCGGATGACATTGATGACTTTCTTAAGAATTTCTTGACCCTCTGGGGTATCAAGCACCAACTGATTATCTTTGACTGACCAATGCTGGTCTTTGCACATAACCTTCACGATAAATCTCCATCCTCAAAATAAATGAGCGCAAACGCGATCAACATGACTAACGGTATTCCAAAATAAATAATAAACATTATCGCTCCCAACCTAAATCCTCTGGGTCAGCAAATCCCATGTGGGCGATGAGCTGGCAAATGCCTTCCTCGCAATCCTCGCAAGGCTTGTCTTTCTCCATGTCACTCATCGGATATCCTCAAATCCCTCAGAGATGCCAAAGACTGAATATGGGTCAAACGGCCCCCAAGGTTCGCCACACTTGCTGAACTCACACTCAAGGCAAGTTTGGTGGTAATCGCAGAGGTGACATTTGACCTCTTCAAAGTCGTGTTTCTCGCAAATCATATCGTTGCTCCATCCGGCGAGATGTAATCGGTGAGCATTAGGTAAGAACCTGTTGCGGTGTCAAAGTGTGTTTCAGACTGAAACCCTAGTGATGCCAAGTATTGCTGGCAGACAAGAGTTTCAAGGTAGCGATCTACCCAGTACGCCATCTTGTAGGAGAAGTTGGTTGTTACTGGTTCAAAGCGGTGTTGCTTGATAAGCCAGTCTTTGCCCCAACGCATCGCGGTATCGGCAATGCGGTCAAAATCCTCGGCGGTAATTGTCATTGTGATAGTAACCATTTATGCCACCACTTTTTTAGCAATTTTTACTTGTGAAAACTTAACGCCATTTTCTTGAGCAAACTTACGCTTTGCATCGTTGATTGCAGTTTTGCGTTGTTTTGTAGCTGCAAGATTTGTTAGCACGGCAATAACATTCGCAAGACTTTGAGCTGTTGCCTCGTCATCTGTTTCGTATTGTCCAAGCCAGTCAGCAGCAAACATCAAATCGCCAACTGATGCATTTGTTCCTTTTAGGTTCCAGTTTTCTACTGTTTCGTAGTTCATTTGTAGCTCCTTGCCGGTTCTCCGTTCGTTCCCCGACAAGACAAAACTTACGCCGATTCCTTACAGAAAGCAAGGGTTATTTCAAAGATTTTTAATTTATTTTTGTTGCGTGTATCACCGAACAGATGTTCGATTAAATGCAGTCAAAACTGTCCGAAATCTCGATATCCACGCCCGGCTGGTCTGAGTATTCCTTGCTGGCGGTGATCTTGATGACTTGAGCATCATCGGCAAAAGCGACCCCTGTTAGCCCGTCATTGACCCCTCGGATGTATTTATCAAGGTCTGGCGCAACTGTTGGATGCTCGCGCTTGACGGATTTAGGGCGCTTTACTCGAAATCGCATAGTTATCTCAATCGGGTCGAGGATTGGGGTACAACCAGCGAGTCTAGCGGCATTAGCAATATCAGCGCGCCAAGCCGCTAACTCAACTGCCTTGTTATGAATCATGCGCCCGTGTCCAACATGCCTCATTGAGCCTTGTTGGATTGGAGTGCCTTCCACGCTGAACTTAAAGCTCAATCGTCACAATCTCGTCAGAAAGCACAAAACGGGTGCGACCTGCGCCCATTGTGTCGCGCAAACGCAATTCCTTGCCAATGCGCTCTTCTTCGATCTGAATTACCTGCCAGCGATGACCATTGATGACCAAGGTATCACCGACCTCAAGCTGCTCTGCCTTGCAGATGTGTAAGGTGTTCACAATTATCCCCCTCAGGATTAGTAAGACTTACGAGTTAAAGTGTGACATAAACCGCTTATCGGCGCAAACTAGACCTGACACTTTCGGGCATAGGAACGCCCTTAGGAACATCATCAGCCGTGAACTTAGGTGGAAGTATGGTAGGCGCGCTAAAAGTGGCTCTAAAGCCAACCTGAGGCGATTTAGGGGGTAGTGGGTCGTCACTCCATGACCCACGATTAAGCCAAGTCGCCGGGTGAGCCGTGTATTCAGGCTCGCGGTTAGGGTCTTGGGCGTAACGGGTTGCCCCTTCAAGGATTTCAGCTGCCGAGGCACTTTTAAGCGCTTTGGCGTAAGCCTTGAGAGCATCTGCTTTTCCGACCTTTCTTGGATAGACAGACCAAAACTCATCAAATGTATCTGTCTTCTGTATTCTGTTTTCTGTTTCTGTTTCTGTTTCTGGTACTCGTACATTTTGCGTAGTACGGTTTCTGTACGAGCGTACACGCTCTCGTTCAGCATCCTTTTTAGCCTGAACATCGGCTCGACTGGTCTGGTGTTCGCAGTAGTCGTGAATCTGCATCCCACCATCGGCAATGTCCCAAAGTCCGGCATCAACCAGCTCTAAATGCGCCAAATCCCCATCAAGGCGCTTGACTACCGCTTGAGCCAAAAAGCCATCTGTTAGGTACTGGTTGGCGTAGCACAAGCCTTCAATGTATAGGCGAAAGGCGCTATTGCTGAGTGGCAGGATTTTCGGGTTGTTGGGAAGTGTGTCGTCTAATTTAATCCAAGTCATTTCAGCGTTGCCACCGACTTGATCGCCAAGTTGAATATCGAGTTAATCCATTCGGCATAAGACTCCGGCTCTATTTCCTCAGGGTTCACCAACTTGCGCCTAGCCTTTTCTAGCGCATCCATGACTTCTTGGCGATACTCCTTGTTGCCAGCCTTGACCATCTCGATAAAGGTTTGATCTTGCTCCCAAATGCGAAGCAGCTCTAATTCGTGGTGGCACTCTCGACCATCTTGGCACTTTTCCTCATGCACTTTTGTCACGATATTAGCCACGATCTGTGTAGGTGTAGTCACTTCTAACCCTTTCCACTTTTGAGGCTTCGATAACATCAGCAAAGGGTATGCCAGCGTTCTCAAAAGCATCTCGCAACCCGCCGACTCGCGGATTGTCAATGTTTCCGTTTTCAATCATTCGCCGTTCTTTAGCAGTTGTGCCACCCATAAACGCCCACCTGTCTTTGTCGGCAAAAGCCCACATCAGACATTCTTGGCGAATCGGGCAAGCAAAGCACACCTTGCGAATCATCTGCCGATCAACTTTGATCGCTTCTAAATTTTCATCCTCTTCAAAAAATAAATCTGTGGCAATTCCTCGGCAGTTAGCCTTCTTCCACTCGATCTCTTCCCAAGTTATTTTCCGGCGCAAGTTTCCCCCCAATATGAACAGTATTCTCGACAAAAGAAAGCGGCTGATCGTTCTGGCGCTGGTGGGGAAGTCATCGCCTTTACATCTGCTACCCATGCCCTAGCCTCATCAACAAGCTTCGGGTTGTAGTCATCTTCCCACGCAACAATGTCGCTCATCTTGCCATCACGCGGAATGAATACAAGACCCACTCGCTTGACGGGATACTTCTGAGCAATCAAACTCGCGTAGATATTGACCTGCATTTTCTGTTGCTTTGTAGGCAAACCGCCCTTGGCAAGTTTTGCCAGCGTGACAGTTTTCCAGTCATAAACAGTTTCAGCATTGCGTGAGTAGAAATCCACATGACCCTTGAAGTGTTCATCCTCAAACGCTTCTTCAAGCAAGAAATCCTCGCCAAAGACATCGTAAGACTTAAGCGCTTCGTAGATCGAGGCGTGGATTGCCGTACCCATAATCGCAGCTAGAGATTCGGTGTTGGTGTTGCACTTAGGCGACTGGTTGAGAATGTGCCAAGCCTGAGCGCGACAACCCCCAACCGAACTAGCACCTAGCTCAACCTGAACCGAGCGATCTCGTTGTGAGTCGGCTTCTTTCAGCGCGACTTGTAAGGTTTTGACGATATCCATTAGTAGCCGCCTAAGCAGTTCTTGGATTTGGTGTGACGGCGATATTGCAGGGCATACATGGTTTTGGTTGGCGCAAATAGATCAACCTTGCAAGCACCGCAGTTGCCATACCACTCATCGGCTTGAAGGTCGTGGGTCATTGATGCATCTCCGACCTAATAAGTGCTGCTACTGAGCGAGCAATATCCACCTGCAACTGTATGCGCTTGGCGTTCTCCTTTGATGCCTTGACCGAGGCTTCAGCGTAGGCAAGTTCAGTATGTTCGGTTGCGTTATCAAGTAGCGCATTATCCTCGCGCTCACCAACTGTGTAGTTCTTTCCAGTAGGCGATGAAAGACCCGCGTACTTCATACGAGATTTTGCCATTGCAATCTCCAAATGAGATTTTCTAACAAGGTACTGCTCATCTGCCGTAGCCAAATCTTTATAGGCTTCGTCATATTCCTTGCTGAGTGAGATGAGTCGTGCTTCAACTTCTGCTGGTGTAGCCATTACGCCACCAACACAAACAGAGCGTAGAGCGGTGCAAAGAAAACTGTTCCCCAAAAGATCACGCGCACAAAGTCGCGGATTACATAATAAGAAACTGGGTGCTTGGCGGTATCAACTGAGTCGTAGATAGTCATTACTTCTTCTCCAATACTGTTTTGCGGGCGGTGATAACTGCGTTGAGAGTCTTGCCGTTGATGACTACTGCAAGAAGTCCAGCATCCTTAGCGCCTGTGTAGAAATCTTTAAGTTCCTCGATTGTTTCAATGGTTGGGATTTGATCGTACGCTTCCTTAGCAAGCGCAAGCAGTTCAGGTGAAACTTCTGGCTCTGCCTGACGGCGTTCAACTTTTTGCATCTCTTCGCGTGATGGGCGCTTGCCCTTCGCTGCAAAGCCACCATTAGCAAGTGCGCGACCTAGCGCAGAGGTTTCACAGTTCTCAACCCATGCATCACGATTGACACCAGAGTTTGATTTGATTTCTTCGGCAATACCGGTAGCGATTGGGTTTAAGTCATTGCGTTCTGCATAGATTGAAGCGATCATCAAGATAGATGATTCGGTCTTTTCTAGCACCTGTGTTTGAGTGCGACCTGTTGGGTACTTCTCCCAAAAGCGCTCAAGGCGTGTTTCTACTGTCTCATAATTGTCTAGGTTGTAAGCCATAGCCGTTCCTTCGTTCAGGTATGCCCCTGTTGGCATTGGCTCAACTGTAAGGCAAGGCGTAAGGCAAAAGCAAGGACATTTTGTAAGTTTCTTTTTAGGCTATCCTTAACCCATGATAAGCGTAATGGTCAGGTACGAGGAACTAGAGGTCGAAATCCAAGCAAGCGACCACTACCCCGACCAAGTGACCGATTACTGCAATCGCGTGGGCAAGCTATTTGAGGAATCACTACAAACTTTGAGGCGAGCTGGCTTTGCCCTTGAAGCCGATTTGCCAGATGAAGAAGAAACTCTATAATTCAACTCCCCCTTCAGTCGGACATTACCCCAGAGAAATTCTGGGGTTTTTGTCTTTGCGCGCCGAAAATCTAAAAAAAATTTTAGAAATCCACCCTTCGGGTGTTAGTCCAAGAACACCTGATATTGAGCCGTAGTCCGACCTTTGATCGGGTCAATAAAATGTAAGCGTTGTGATGGGATTCCGCTAACCGCCATAGAATCGCGGGCGTACCTGTTGTCCGATTCAGTTGAACCAGTCCAGAATATGTTGCCATCCTGAGCGCTTAGAGGTTCTTGAGCAAAACGGTGGTAGTGCCCTAGAAAAATATCTGAGAAATCCCACTTATAGGCTCCCGCTTTCCAACGGTTACCAGCAGCTTGCCAAGCGCTAGGAGAGGCAAAGCCTGATCTACCTACTTCATCTCCATGCATCAAGAGCGCTCGATAATTGCCGATCTCAACGCGCTGAATATCCTCTGGGCAATCTTCCCATGTCAGGCGCTTTTCTCCAGCGAGAATTTTTCTGGCGAACTGATAGCACATACGATCAAAGTTATCCGCTTTAGGGACATGATCTCGCTTGCTACCGATTCTGCCGTGATTTCCCCATTCGGCGACAACTGTTACCTTGTCAAAATTAGCAAGGAAGTAGCGAACGAAGTCCACCATAAGGAACGACACGATGTCCCATTGCTCAAATAGCGTGGCATCTACTTCCCAGAGTTGTGCGGGGTAATTGAAGAGCCCTTCTATCATGTCGCCACCGAACATAATTACCACATCATTAACGGGGTGATCGTGGCGCTGAATCTCAGTAATCTTCACGCATTTCTCGGCGAACTGCATAACCCGCTTCTTCATCACCTCAGAGTTGTAAGTGGTGGTGATCTTGGAGCCTTGCCAGTCAGTAGCGTGAACGAGAGCTACCTCTGCCTTAGCCTTAGCCTTCGTTAGATTTGGTTTAGGTACTGGCGGGATTGCGCCCATAGAGAGCGTTGCATCATAAGCCGCTTGAAGTACCAACTCGCCTAACTGTTGGTCGCGGTCTTTAATCTTGGCTAACTGCTTCTGCGCGTTTAATAAGGCTTTACGCAAATCTGTAATCTGCGGGTCAGCCTCTTCTTTAATTTTCTTGAGATCGTCAGCGAGGCTCATAGGTAGCACCTGCATTGCTTAGCGCGGTGGGTTTGTAGTTGTGATGAAGTAACCAAGATGTTGTGTGATTTGAGATAACTAAAGAGCGCCACATTAGTAATAGTGCGATCTTCCAGCGCATCTTGAAATGCCTTTAAGTCTTTACCAGTCAGCGTGTCCATGTAGGTTTTCACGCTACAAGGTCTGCCGCCTACTCCGATCTTGCCCCTCAACTGTTGAAGGTCTGTTGCTAAGTCCATGTTGCCCCCTTTGTCAAATCAATCTTACATTATGAAACGAAATAAAGTGCGCAACAAAACGAAAAAAACCCCGCAACCTTTTTAGGGGCTACGGGGTTTTTATTATTAAGTTTTTTTGACTCTTTGTGCGATTGCCTCAGCCATCTGGACTGAGAACGCAAACTTAGCACATCATTTAATCAATCCACTATTTATCTTGATGACTTCAGCAACATCTGTGCCTTCTGGCTTGTATGGGTCTTTAGGAATACCAATTGGCTCAGGAACGCCAGACCCTTCCATATTGGCAAGGTAGGGAGTTTGGATATGCGATTCGGGTACAACATTCGGGTTTGCTTGCTCGTTGTGCGACACCAACCCACCAGTAATAAATCCAATGGCAATATAGGCAAGGTGCGCCGGGTCGTGCTGAAAGCCTGTTGCTGCCCATGTGCTAAATGCGCCAGTCATAGCGATTGCGAGCTGCTTGGCATCAAGTATGTGAAATCTAAAATGCTTCATAGCGAACCTTTAAGCTCATCGTAAATAATCTGAGGAAGTGCGCCCGTGACCTTGATACCTTGCTTTGCCTCGTACTTGACGAGAGCAGCTTGAGTCTGGGTGTTCATCGTTCCCGTGACATAGGTAGCAGGAAGTAACCCCGCCTTGAGCAAAGCCTTCTCAACTGCCATAACAGCATCGCTCTTTTGACCGAGGTTAAATGCGGTGGTATCGGTGGGAAATGGGGGAGCCACGAATACAGTCTGGGCAGGTGTTGTAGCCGTTGGCGTAGTGGTCAATAAACCGCCGTGAATTGCCCCTGTAACGCCCGCAACCGCCGTTCCCGTTGCGCCAACCGCAGCAGTAGCCTTCTTGCTTGTAATGCCCTTTTGCGCGGGTTTTAAGGCTACTTGGTAGCGTGGTCTGACAATGGCGGCTACATAGAAGTAAGGGCGGTGGACTCTAAAGCATCCGCTTTCGTGAACCGAGTCATTTGGGTTGCCTGTGTTGAATCCAATGGTGGTCAGCCCGTCAGGGCTTGCCGCTTCCACGATCTCGACATGATCTACAACGCCATCCGAGTTCCAGTCAAAGAAGACCAGATCGCCGGGTTGCCCTTGATACTTATTGACGACTAAGCCTTGGCGTTGAAACCAAGGAAGCGCAGCCGGATTGTAGGCAAATCCTTTAGGGGTTTGAGCAGCTACAAGGCTAGATAGACCGACCTGAGCAAAGCACCAACTCACGCCCATAGCGCAGTAGGGAGCGTTAGGAATTCCGTACCAATCGCCATAAGGGTTCTCATCTTGCGCGCCAGCGTGAAAGCCGATCTGACTTCTAGCGACATTGAGAACATCAAGTGCGGTAGCCATCTTTTGCCTTTCTATAAAAAAAGACCCCCGTTTCCGAGGGTCTAATGCACTTGCCCCAAGTGCGGGGTAAAACTTACTTGGTTGCTTCTGCTTGAACCAACTTTGTCGCATCTGCTACTACGGCAGAAACAACTGGTGCGGTAAGAGTTGCAGGAGCGCCTGTAGCTTCGTCAATTTGATTGACAAGCGAAGCAGGGTTAATGCGAGCAAGAACTGGCGCGACTAGGCCGCCGACCAATGCTTTGATAGCGATAACCTTGAATGTGTCGTGCGGTGCAAGTTCATGCGTAGCAAGACCAGCAGCAAGGATGCCGTACACATAATGCTCGGCAAGAGCCTTTTCCTTGGTTGTGAAATGATAATTAAACTTCTTGGTTGCCATTTTCTACCTTTCCTGAAAGTAATTCGCGAACATACTTTTGCGCTTCGTAATCGGCATAAGCGGCATGGTGAATCCCCGTACCAGAACCGCGATGATGCTTCTCGCAAAGCCACATAAGGTTAGCACCTGACTCAACCCAAGCCCCAACTGACTCAGGGTCAGACACGCCCGGATAGTCCACTTCCAGCCACTTCAAGTTTACGCCGTTTTGGAGTGAGAACTCAATGTGAGAATGATGAAGCTCTAATCCGCCATCGCACTCAGAGAAATCTGAACGATGTTCTCCGATAGCGCACTTGGCGGTGTCTTTGGTTCGCTCGCGGTAGGCATTAAAGTCTTTATAGTGCGGGTCAGTTTCGCGTGGTTCGTGAGCAGGGTAATGCACCACATACGAGTTAGTAATCTTTTGATCGTGACCATCAGTCATTTTTTTCCTCTAGTAAATTTTGTAAGTGTTCAATCTCTTGTTTCTCAAGTTTCAGGATGTGCCGAATAATCATGGCATCGCGCTTGGTCTGTCCGATCATTGCAATACCAATCATCAACTCAACAAGAACGGCTAGATAGGAAGCCAATAGTTGCCAATGAATATATGAGTGGTTGTCGCGGAACCAAGTAGGCTTAAGCCACCATACAAAACTGCCGATAGACCAAAAGCCTACAAACCACCAGTTGCGGATAATGCCCTGAATTTTCCAAGATACTTGCTCGCCAAAAGTTAAAACATCCTGAGTGTCTGGGTGAATGTATTTTCTTTTGAACATTTACTCTCCATCTGGGAATTTGTCTTTAGGGTCAATCCAGCGAATTGCGATTGGCAGAAACGCGGCTAATGCAGCCTGTATAAGCAAGCCCGGCTTAATTAAATCCTTGGCGTGTAAGACAAGCTCAAAAGTAATAAAGGTTTCAAACCAAGCGCCCGCAAGTGTGCGCCATTTGTTCATTCGCCAATTTTGGCTTTCATAACTTCAACATCAACCTTGATACATTGCTGGTTTTCAATGAGCGAATCAACCTTGTTAATCAGCCCAGTCTTGCCATCGTTGTAGAGAGCGTATTCAACTCGGCGCATACGAGAATCCATTTGGTGAAAGTGCCTAATCAACCATCCAATACCGCCCAAAATCATCGCCGCAACTGTGGTGTAGTAATAAATTGCGCCAGAGAAGTTTGCTTGGTTGGTAAGTACATCGCTAGTAGATTTTAGCATTTTTGCGCCGTTTCAGGTTGTGGGGTTAGATTCCTTTTGGCCCTTCAACATTTGGCGTTGTCGCCGTAGTTGTTGGTTCAACAGGTTTAGGTCGAGTCAAAGAGTCAATCGTAGCTTTGAGAACGGCAATAGTCTGCGCTTGTTCTGCTACCTGATCTTTAAGATGTTTCAGGATGTCCTCAATTTGTAGTTGATGTTCCAGTTCCATTTGCGCCTTCTAACTTTGCTAGTCGTGCTTCGTGGGATTGCAATAGCGGAATAAGAGCAACTGCTACGCGGTCATAGTTTACCGAATCTGGCTGACCTTCTTCATTCTTGTTCATAAGCAAATCAGCAAGAACAGGTATCTCCGCGATCTCTTCGGCAATAAGTCCAAGGATGCGAGGCAAGCCATCAGTAGAACCGCCCTGAGCATCTGCCGCACCTTTGTCAATAAAAGATTTAGGAGATAAAGCAAGGATAGATTGCAAAGGAATTGCTTGAGGCTCAACATCTAGCTTGTAGCGCAAAGATGAGGATGATCGAGCAAGCAAACCGCTAGATGAGTTTATGTAAGCGTTAGCCGAGGATGTTGTGGTTGCGTAACCAGAGTTGTAGAAATAAGCCTGAGCCGTCATTGTGCTTCCGGCGGTAATAGTGCTTGAAGTGACAATAGATGCGCTGCTTGAAATCTGCCCGCTTGAAGAGTTGATGCTTAGACCGCCACCAGTTAAAGCATAAGAAGTAAGAGAGAAACCGCCAATGGTTCCGTTTGATGAGTAAATGCTTCCAGTAAATGAACCTGATGTTGCGGTGATTGTTCCTGTAATTGTTGCGCCCGTACAGGTCAATAAACCTGTTGAACCATCAACATAGAAGTTTCCACCAATGTTCAAGGTTGAGCCAGTAATGGAAGAGCCTGTGATGCTTCCCTTGAAAGAAGCTGCTCCCGTTGAGGCAACAATGGCAAATGTGGCAGAACCGCCAGAATCGTAGCCAGCGATGCCAGCCGAGTTCATTACTACACGCGCACCACTTGAAGCGGATGAACCTGAGTAAACAGTAATTCCGTTTGTAGAAATTGCCGTCATCTGGTTGCTTGAATTGACGATTGTTGATGCGCTTGGTTGAAGCGAACCGATAGCAGCTGCATAAGCAGTTGCGGCATTGGCAAGTGCGGTAGTTGCTTGAGCCTCTGCGGTGGTCGCCTGAGTAGATGCGCTTTGAGCAGTAGTCATCGCTTGATCGGGCGCAGACTCTAGTTTGCGGATGCGTTGGTTGATCGTGCTGAAGTAATCGTAGAGATTAGCGGGGATGTTTGTATATGCCATTAGAGAGTTACAATCCAAGAGGTACTTTGGTTATAGACGGCGCGAGATAGAGAAACTGTTACGCGACTTGCTCCATCCTCGCCGGGCTCTACGCTAATAGAACCAATGCGCCAGTTGTTGTAGTCGTAACCTGCGGGAAATAGATCGTCAATGATTGTGAGGCGAGCGTAATCGCCAACTTTGTAAGTTCCCAAATATGGGTCAATGTATGGCGGAAGAACAACCTGCACAACTTCAGGAGCCGTAATTGTTGGCTTGCCTGTAAGTGGGTGAGTGATGCCTGTGCGGGCGTTAAGCTGTCCAGCGTTGGTTGCTCCGAGAAGGCTTGAATCCTCAATGTCAATGAAACTAGCAACATCTTCCAAGATAGCAGCGTTGCCAGTTGATGAGTTGATACTGCCCG